CGTGTCGTTTGGATTGCCGATGCGCATCGCGGGCACGAGTTGCAACTTGAGCCCTTCTCCGCTGCGACGAATCACGAATCCGCAATCGCCATCCACCGGACGCTCCTCGGCGGCGAGCTGCACGAGCTTCTTGAAGCTGTGTCGATTCGTCACGTCGCACGTCTTGCACCACGCGTGGAAATACTCGCTGATTTGCTGGTTGTAGTCGCGGTCACCTGTCGTCGGCGAATACTCGTTGGGCGTTAAATACGTCCCGAACTTTCGGGAAATTTCGCGAGCCTCTGGAAAGTTCTGCACCAAGTCCTGCGCCTCGTACATCATCACCACGCGGTCGCGCTGGTTCTGCGAGCTCTCCGCTGGCTGCGCGTATTGCTTCGGAGCATACAGCCGGTTCGTCCGCGCGGCGTTGTATTCGAAAAGTGACTTTGCTACGCGAGCCTCTAGCCGTTTCAACGCCCACGTCGGCGCGATGTTTTCGAGCGCGCGGTCGAGCCACGGCTTTTGGGCGATCAATTTTGACGCGTCGAAAATGTCGTTGTCCATAAGGTCAGAGTCCTGTGAAGCTCACGAAGGTCGTATCTGTGGAGTCACCAGCCGCGTTCGTCAATGCGTCCTGCAAATTCCCGAGCATATTGTTGAGCGCGTTGAGGTCCGCGCGGCTCACGCTCTTGCCGTTCAACGAATAGCTCTGGTTCAGGAGCACGGCCTGAATCGCGTCAATCGTCTTGGTCTTGAGCGCCGTCAGGGTCGCGCTATCCAGTCCGAGAAATGGGTTGTCGAGCATACCAAGGCTCGAAACGTCAAACTAGGCTCAGTCTTTGACCGGCGTGTAGCGCACGACGTTCGCAATCGTCGCCATGCAGAGCATCATCGCCGAGGTGTCGAGCCCGTGATTCGGAGCGTTGCTCTTTACCTCGATCCACTGCCAGACGCCGGTGCGGATTTCAACCTTCGATTCGCCCTTGAGGTGTTCGAGATAGAGCGGATTGACGTCTGCTGGTAGGAGCCACTTGAGATCGCCCTTGGCTTCGAGCGCGTTTGCGAGCAGGTCTTTGAAGTAGTCCCCGCTCCAGTCGTAGTAATAGACGTCCCCGCCTCGGTAGTCGCTCACGCGCGGCTCGGAGAACGGGAAGTTGATGAGCTTGTCGCTGGCGTCGTCCTTCATCGTCCACGTCTTCCGCGCGTGCCCGCGCATCCCGCGCCAGCCAAAGTCCGCGCAGTCACGGTCCACGTCAGCCGGTCGGTAACCGCGATCTTGAGCGACGCACGCGTCCTGCACCTTGTAGCGGTGCTGCATCTGGCGAAGCTGGTCCCGCGTCTCGATGCGCCCGAAGTAAAGTTGCTTGTAGGTCGGCCCCGTCGCCGAGGAGAACGCCCCGATTTCCACCCACCAGTGGTCCTGCTGGCGGTCGATCGACATAAACCGTATGACCTCGCCGTCGATGCCCTCGCCGTTCGAGAACTGCGCGACGGTGTAGTCCGACTTTGTCACGAAGAGGTTCACCACCTTCTTCTCGACAATCCACGGCCTCGCCTCGCGCTTGGTGCGAAACTCGATCTTCATCTTGTCATCGCCCTGCCGAACGTGGTGATTGTCGGCCTCGCAGAACTCTTCGACGAGTAACCGCATCGGGCGGCTTACAAGCGCCTCCACTCGGAAGCTCTGGATTTCCGCAGGCGCGGTCGGGTTCAGCGGCACGAAGCGACCGGCGCGCTTCCATCCGTTGCGCGTCGTGTCGGTGTCGGGTGACTCGTGACCGCAGTGAGGGCACCGGAAGCGGCACGAGGCGACCGCCCGCGGCACGTCCCATGTCTCGTCGTCGCGTTTCGCTGCCGCATCCCAGACCACGCCGCCCCGCAAGCCGGTGTCCTCGTTCTTATCGAGCGCGAAGGCGATCGGGTGAACCTTGCGGCACGCTGGGCACTCGGTGCTCCACTCCTGCTGATTGCCCTGCCGGTAGGAGGTGTCCTCGACGTTGCCGGTTTCGAGGTCCATGATCGGCGCTTGGCTCGTGTTGTAAATCTTCGAGCGACCCACCTCCTCGAAGCGCGAGACGCGGGCGACTGCGTGGCCGTAAACCTCCTGCCATTTCGGCAGCCAGATTTCGTCGTTGATCTTGTAGCGAATCGACTGGCTCTGCTGCGAGGAAAGGTTCGCGGGATTAAGCAGGAAGAAGAAGCCGCCGAAGTAGATTTCCGTCGTCGTCCGGTTCGGCCCGACGCGCGGGAGCATCGCCGCGACCGGCTTGCACGACTCGAAGATCGGGTTGAGCCGCGACTTCGCGTGCCGGTCGATCATCTCGTCGGTCTGCATCGTCCACGAGATCGGCCCCGCGTCGTTGCAGATCAGCCACGGGACCCAGATGTCAGCCACGAGTGTGCCTCCAATTTGCACCGCCTTGCGGAAGTGCACGCGGCGCACCAATGGATTTTGCAGCGCGTCGAAGATCGGGATGAGCCACGGCGAAATCTTGACGTTGAAGGGGCCGCTGGTCGCGTAGGATTCGGGCAGGATGATGTGCTTCCGCGCCCACTCGTAAATCGGCGAGCGGTCGGGCTGCGGGAGGCGCAGGGTGGTTAGGAGTGCGTCGGAAGCGATCATGCGTCCGTCGCCCGCGACCTATCCAACGCCTCGCCCTCGAACGTCGCAATGTTCGCGTTAATCACCTCGCGAATCTCGCCGAGAATCACGCCGCCCTCGACGTTCAGCTCTGCCGCGTTCATGCCGACGCCGCGCGGCCCTAGCTCGACCTCGAGCTTGAGGCGGAGGAGGAGGTTGAGCTTCTGGCCGAGCGTAACGAGCATTGCCTCGACGACTTCACGGTCGATCACGTCGCCCGACTCGCGCTCGTTCTTTGAGCGGGCAAGGCGGATTTGCTCGCGCATGAGTTCGGCTTTGAGCTCGGCGAGGGTCTTTGTCGCCACGTCCTTGCCGATCACGTTCTCCGCGCAGAACTGCTGCCACGCTGCAAGGTTCTCGCGGCGTCCGTCCTCGTGCTTCTTCGGTGCGTCAGGGAAGCGGTTGCGAGCGTCGTAGATGGCTTGGCGCGAAAGGCCAAGTTCCTTCGCGAGCGTGCTCAGGTCTTTCACCCAGCCGTCGAGCTGGCCGGTCTGGAAATCGTTTAGCGCCTTGCGCTCGGAGGTCGTCAGCGTCTTTCCGGCCTTCAGCTTGACCGCGATGTTCTGGACGTTGCGGCGGGCGAGGATTTCGCTCGGTGACTGCTCGGGGTCGGTCATTCAGATTGGAGCGCCGTGGTCGGGGTTGAACCGCCCTTTGCAGACTGGAAGTCTGCCGTGTCCTTCGTGTCACTTACGGCGCGTTTAGGGTAAGGCTTTGCGAGACGTGATACGCGATGCCTCGTGTCATCGTCAAGCGGCATGAGATAGCGATGCTTCGCAGACCCACTGACGATGACGACATCGGGATGCTTTTCCATTCCTTTGAAGCGATGTCGAAAAGCCCTTCCCTGCCATCTTCTGTTTTGAAACAAATACTCGTCGCTTGATTGCGAATTGCCAGAGAAAATCCATCCGCTCGCCTGATAGACTCCACCATGATGACCTCTTTCGGGATCGGCAAATGAAACGATGAGACGCAGATTGCCAAAGTGCTTCTTTAGCATCTTCACACTGATTGAAATTAGCCTAGAAACTGGCGTGCGATGGTTTTTCAAAGCAATTCGCACAAGCTCGCAACCTTGCTCCGGTCTGAGCCCGTAGGACTTCACGAGATCGCTAGTCGCCCCCACGCCATAAATAAGAACACCGATAAATGAACCGTCCTCCCAAACTCCAAATTTAGCCAACTTGGATTTGGGAACGCAGCGCGAATAGTGCCAATTCTCACAGGCATACTTTGCAGCGTCATGCGTCGCCCAATCAACCCTAAGCTCAACCTTGTCCGATTTCACGTAAATCAAACTCCTTTCGGCAATGCGGACAGGTCACCATTTTTGGCTCCAATGAATCCAGCTTCCCTTGGTCATCCACGGTTCCAGCCGCAAAGTCAGGCGTCTGCATTTTTGCCATATCTTCTGCTGAGTAGCCAAGATCGGCCAAATCAACGTCCTCGTCTTGTAGTGACTTCAGCACGTCCCCGAGATTATCGTCCCACTCCGCCAGCTCCGCCGTCCGATTGTCCGCGATCGCAAACGCCGTGGCCTCAACGCCCGCCAGTTCGGTACGCACGATCTGGATTTCGGTCCAGCCAAGTTCGTACGCAGCGGTCAGCGTGCCGTTGCCAGCCAAGACGATTCCCTTGGCGTCCACGACGATCGGTTTTTGCTGACCGAATTTGCGCAGCGACGCCTTGATCGCGTCGAGGTTGCGGCGCGAGTGTTTGCGGACGTTGCTTGGATCGAGCGAGAGGTCGGCGAGGGCGATGGTCTGGTGGTTCATACGTCAAGATTGGTAAAAAAACGAAATGGGGGAAATTGCTCTAGGTCGCTTAACC